TGTGATTGGAACTCCATCTACGGGAACGCTGACCGCTGTAGGCTCTGCTGTTTCGTTTCCTGTGTATGCAGAGCAGTGTCCAACCTATACACTCACACCAATGACTAACGGGGCCTTTGTCAACTGGGATGGTCCGTTTGTCTTCCGGGAGAACGTAGCCCCATGACCACGACAATGAACGCACTCAACAGTGCGAATATAAGACACGCTGAGTTTGTCAGGCTCCAGATCGGAAACCCTGTCACATCGACTTACTCATTCTGCAATGCTGCGGCACCCATCACGGTATCGGGCATCACGTTTGCAAATCTTGGAATGCTGTTGAGCCTAGGGGACATCCCTCAAGACATCAAAAGCACTTCAGATGACATTACGATCAGCCTTACTGGGATCGACCCAGCGAACATCTCGCTGATCCTGTCATCTAACATCAAGGGTTCATTGGTAGAGATTTGGAGAGGCTTCTTAGACTCCAACAACCAGATTATCACCACGCCTACTACGCAGTTCTTCAAGCGTTACACGGGCATCATCAATTCAGTTGGCATCTCTGAGGACTTCAATCAAGAAGCAAGAACCCGTGTAGCGACATGCACGATTGCCTGCACCTCGATGAGGAAGGTTCTTGAGAACAGAGTTGCTGGACTCAGGACGAACCAGAAGTCATGGCAGTTCTTCTATCCTGGCGACACCTCGATGAACCGGGTGGCCGCGATCTCCAATCAATACTTTGACTTTGGTTCTCCTCCTAAGAGCGGCAGTGTCAGTGACCCGCTTGTTCGGCCTGGCGAGAACGATTGGGAAACTAGAGAGCAAGCATGATCCGCTTGGCATGTAAGTTCGATGTTCCCGTTCTGACGGAGATGATGCGGAAATACGCCGCTGAGTCTCCTATTGAGATGCTGTCCAAGAAAGAGCATCACGACCACGATTACATCAAGACGGTTCTAGAGTCATTGATTGTTGGTCGAGGCTTTGTGCTGATTGATGACCAGATGCGTGGGATGCTGGCGGCAATCATCACTCCAAACTTCTGGTGCCCTACGGTTGCAGAGATCAAGGAAGTTGCTTGGTGGGTTCATCCTGAGTACAGGAACAGTACGATTGGCGGCAGGTTGTTCTTTGAGTTTGTGAAGCACTCTGAAAGACTCATACGCGAGAAACGTGGGGACATCGTATGTGCATCACTTATGCACACATCCAGTGTAGATAGTCTGCCTGGGTTCAAGAAGATTGAATCGACGTTCGTCAAGGAATAAGACATGCCCGCGTCAATAATTATTGCGAATCTTCCTTTTGTACTTACAGCAACTCAAGCTGCCATTGCAACATTTGCGATCAACTTTGCCGCTTCTTACATTATCACCCGCGTATTTGGTCAGCAGGCATCCAAACAGCAAGATAGCGGAGTACGGCAACAAGTACCTCCGAGCAGCACCAATTCCATCCCAGTGGTCTACGGAGATGCCTGGATGGGCGGCACGTTTGTTGATGCGGTCCTTACGACTGATCAGCAAGCGATGTATTACGTCATGGCGATCTCCAACATCTCGCCAAATGGTCAGTTCACTTACGACAGAACCAAGTTCTATTACGGGGATCGACTCATTACTTTTGACGGTACTGACCCGACAAAGGTTGTTTCTCTGACTGACGGGGCCGGTAACGTAGACACCAAGATCAACGGTAATCTCTACATCAACCTCTACACATCCACTACTGCTGGAGTCATAACCAACGTCACCGGAACTGCGCCTTCGACATTCATGGGTGGGGCTGACATTGCTGCTGGTCTGCGATGGACGGGCACTAGGCAGATGAATGGATTGGCATTTGCCATCATCAAACTGATCTACAACCGGGATGCTGGTACTACTTCTCTCCAGCCTGTCACCTTCAAAGTCAAACACGCACTGAACGGCACTGGACTCGCAAAGCCTGGTGATGTCCTGTTTGACTACCTGACTCAGAACTACGGTGGAGCGGTACTTCCTGCCAACGTCAACTCCACTGCCTGTGCTGCACTTAACACCTACTCAGATGGTCTGATCTCGTATACGCCTTCTGGTGGTGGTTCTGCTACCCAGGCTAGGTACAGGATCAACGGTGTCATTGATACGGGTCGGTCAGTCCTTGAGAACGTAGACAAGATTCTGACCTCTTGTGACTCATGGCTGGCCTATCAAGCATCTACAGGCCAATGGGCACCTGTGATCAACAAGGCAGAGTCCACTTCGTTTGCGTTCAACGATAGCAACATCATTGGAGACATCAAAGTCTCTGTGGTCGATCTTGCTTCATCTATCAATCAGATTGAAGTCTCGTTCCCGTTCAAAGACAACAAGGATCAACCTGAGTACGTCTTCCTGCAGACCCCATCAGGGCTTCTCTATCCCAACGAGCCAGTAAACAAGTACACGACAAGTTTTGATCTGGTCAACGATTCCGTACAAGCTAGTTATCTTGCCAATCGCATCCTTGAGCAAGCCCGCGAAGACCTGATCGTTTCCTTCTCAACTGCGTACACCGGGATTCAAGTTGACGCTGGGGATGTGATCTCCATCACAAATACGGACTACGGATGGTCGGCAAAACTATTCCGCGTCACAAAGGTACAAGAAGCGTCACTTCCTGACGGCAACCTCGGGGCCAGGATTGAGTGTTCCGAATACAACTCTGCTGTCTATGACGATGGATCAATCACGCAATTTGCTGCAGCCGCAAACTCCGGGCTTTCTTCTGTTTATTATTTCCCATCCTTGTCTGCTCCGACATTTTCTGAAGAAAAGCCAGCAGAGAACCCGCCTAAATTTAGCGTTACTTGCCAGCTTCCGTCATCTGGTCGCGTTACATCGATCAGTCTGTTTTACACAACAGTAGCATCCCCAACCCAAACAGATTGGAAGATTTGGGCGACACAACTTTCCCCCAACTCACAACCCTTTGCTCAAGGCGCGGCTATTAAGTTTACGGATGTCATTCTTGGGACAGATGATTACTACTTTGCGTTCAGCGTTGCCAATGAAATTGGTTCTTCTGAACTGTCGGCAATGTCTGCTAAGTTTTCTTGGGCAACCGTATCTTCAGCAACATTCATTGCCAGTTTCCAGCCCGCGGCCATCCTTGTTCCTAGAACTGGCGGGACTCCATCATTTACTGGAATTGTCACTCAACTGTTTGGCTCTAATGCTACGGGTCCAATTGAGTTTGTCACATCCCAAACAGATGCTGATGCCGCATTTATAGATAACACATGGCGCATTGGAGGCAGTGACGTTACAGGTAATGCAGACATCACCACAACTGGTGGTCTTGTCATGGGCAGCATTACCGATGGTGGTAGCTATGCTCAGTGGGGCGCACCTACGGCAATGACCACTACTGGCGCGACTCTTTCTGTCCCTGTCCGATACAAAGACCAGAATGGAAACGTAACTCAGTATTCTGCGTCCAAAGTTTCATTTACGTTTGCCGACTCTGGGACGAACGGGACACGCACTGCTCGATTGCAACTGTATCAGTGGGCGTCCAGCACTCCAACCACTTTCCCGTCTGGGACAAGTACCTACACTTGGGCAACTGCGGCCTTTACTAACCCGACACTTAATGGCTGGAGTCAAACACCCGGAGCGGGTTCTGCTGGTCAGAGTTTGTATTCTGTAATACAAGAATACGCAGACACTGCAACAACAGCAACATCAACTGTTACATGGACTACCAGCACCACATTTATTGTTGGATATGCAGGTACTAATGGCACCAATGGAACGAACGGAACCAATGGCACAAACGGATCAAATGGCACAAGAACCGCACAATTGACTGTATACCAGTGGGCGTCTAGTACTCCTACTGTTTTTCCATCTGGAACCAGCACTTATACATGGGCAACCGCATCATTTACCGCGCCATCTACTCCAAACAGTTGGGTACAAAACCCTGGAAGCGGATCAGCGGGACAGACTCTTTATTCTGCAACTCAAGCGTATTCAGATACTGGAACAACATCAACATCAACTGTTAGTTGGACAGTTGCGGTTGCAAACATTGTTGGGTATGCTGGTACTAATGGAACCAATGGAACCAACGGCACTAATGGAACCAACGGAACTAATGGT